GGTACACAGGGCCAGCAAGGTGTCCAGGGTCAACAAGGTACACAAGGTATTCAAGGTCGTCAAGGTATTCAAGGTACACAAGGACAGCAAGGTATCCAAGGTCAGCAAGGTACACAAGGACAGCAAGGTATCCAAGGTACACAGGGTACACAGGGCCAGCAAGGTGTCCAGGGTCAACAAGGTACACAAGGTATTCAAGGTCGTCAAGGTATACAAGGTACACAGGGCACACAGGGGACACAAGGTGTACAAGGTCAGCAGGGTACGCAGGGTACACAAGGTGTACAAGGTACGCAGGGTACACAAGGTATTCAAGGTACACAGGGACAACAAGGTACACAAGGTATCCAAGGTATTACGGGTATTCAAGGTATTCAAGGTATCCAAGGGTTGCCAGGACCACAAGGAACTGATGGAACTCAAGGCTCAACTGGCTCAACTGGCTCACAAGGTCCACAAGGTGCAACTGGACCTCAAGGTACTACAGGTAGTGCAGGAGCTTTTGATATTTCATTGGCAGCGTTTAAACAATTAGTAGCAGAAAGTATAGACTTTGCAGATTTCCAAAGTAGAGTAGCAGCATTATCATAAGTAATAGAGAGGAAAGATAGATGTCAATTAATTTAGATCAGACGGGTCCAGCTCATTTATTAAGCACAGATGAAGATGGTCTGATCCTTAATGGCAGTCCAGTCATCTCAAAGAGTATTCATGCTAGTGATATTGAACCAAAGACCTATTTTGGGGAGACTAACACAAAATTACTTTGGTTAGATACTGGTACACAAGGTGTAAGTTCATTTCCTAACGGTGGAGCAGCTAATTGGATATTAAGAACTAACGGTAATGGTACAGTAAGTTGGGTTCCGCCTAGTGTATTAGATGCTACAAAGTTTCATTATCGTGTAAGTGCTAGTATATTTGTAGCCGATCCAAGTTCTGGTTATATAAGATTTAATAGACTCACAGGCACTACAATGTCTACTACCACTAAGTTGATAGTAAGTGGGTATTCAATTGCTGGAGATCCAAATTATATCATAGGAGCTACTCCATCAGTACCAAGTTATAATTTAATTAGTAGCTTTATTAATAGTTTGACAGCTTATGGCAACACAAATCGAAGGGGATTCATTAAAATAGAAAAAGAAAATGATCCAAATCATTTTCAAATATATGAATTTAAGAATATTACTGACAATACAGGTTGGTTTGAAATCGAAGTAGCCATTGTAAGAGTTGAATCAGGAGATGAAAATTTTCCTAGTGATGAACCAGTCAATATAACTTTTAGTGTTGCCGGCCCAGAAGGAATAACTCAAGATTTAACAAATTATGTTACAATTAATGGTAGAGAAAATCTTTTAGTAAAAACACTGACCAAGCCATTTTTACAACAACCTGTTCTTACTCCAGCAAGTTATAGTTTGACTGGAGTAAGCATAGCAGCGAACGGTATTATAAATTGCGATCCTGCGACTATTTCTGGAGTTAGTATAGAGGCTAACGGTAGGTTTAACTGTACTGCTGATGTATTTGCCATAAATGATGCCATTTATGTTACAGGAACTCTTGCTGGTGGAGCAGGATCAATAACAGGATATACTTCTGGTACAACCTATTACGTCATAGCAACCAATGGATCTACCAATTTTACCTTAAGTGACACTTTAGGTGGTAACGCTATTACCACTGGTGTCGGTGCTTCAACTGGGTTAACATTTACAAAAGTACGATTTTATCTAAATGACATAGTAAGAATAGTAGGTATTAATGCTGGCAATGGTATTATTAATGATTACAACGCAGTAGGATCTTTATATTTTATTGTAGCCACAAATGGCAGAGATCAGTTTACTATAAGTGAAAAAATATCAGGAATAGCGGTCACATCTACAGCAGGCACAGTAAGTGGTAGTATGACATTTGCTACCAATGTATCTACAAGCATAACATTTGATGATGGGTTTGATGACAATGGGTATGAGACCAAACTTACTGTATTAAAAAATACAGCAGATCGTAAAATAATATTACCGGATGCTAATACTACACTGGTTGGCATTGATAACTCACAGACCATAAGCAATAAAACTTTAATATCTCCAGTTATAATTGAACCAGATATTAATCTAACATCTGAATTGGGTGATTCTACTACGTATATCACAGTTGCCAGTGCTACGGCAACAGATTTTAATACAAGGATAGGTACTACGGCCGATGATCAATATAGTTGGACTACCAATCTTTACTACAATGGAACACTTTGGCAGAAAGATGATGCTAATAGAGGTGCCTGGAGAGTCAATAAAGTCGCTCTTAATGCCGATAATACCAGTGAAATTGCCATATCATATGCTCCAGTGGGTAGTGTAGCTGTTCAAAATCATTTAACCATAGATGGATTGGGAGTAGTTAGATTACCAGTCAATGTAGCTAGTACAGATACAACAACAGGAACATTGGTAGTAGCGGGCGGTGTTGGTATTAGTGGCACAGTAAATATTGGTGGTGATGCTAATATTACTGGAACATTAGATGCAGGCAGTATTCAGTCCACCCCAATAGGCACAGTGTCAAGATCTAGTGGTGCATTTAGTAGTTTAGCTGCTAATGGCCTATTTGAAGTAACCGATAATACAGCAAGTACAAGTCAAATTACAGGTGCGGCAGTTATTACAGGTGGTGTAGGCATTGGTGGTGCTGCTTATATTAACGGTCCTGTATATTTAAATGACTTAGATGCAACTGAAACAGCAGTAACAGGTTATAGCCTTGTTGTGCAAAATGCAGCAGCTAAAGTTAGAATTGGTCCTAGCTATACAGTTAGTGCAGCTGACTATATTGATATTTTGACATTGCAAAATAATCCAACTATCACAACTAGTAGTGATAATTTTACAATTGAAAATGTTAAAAGTGGTGGTGATATAACATTAACGGCCAGTGATGCCAGCGTTCTTATTACAGAGAATACAGCAGCAACAACTAGAACAACCGGTGCATTACAGGTTGTTGGCGGAGTGGGCGTTAGTCTAGACGTACACGCAAATGATATGTATGTTTATGGTCAAACTGGACTATCGAATACAGCAAGCCAAGTAGTTAGTTTGGCTGCTACACAAACTTTAACCAATAAAACTCTTACGGCTCCAGTTATTAACGATGCAGTTCTAACTGGTACAATTAATGTTGGTCTAAATTCTCCTGGTATTTCAGGACAGTTGCTATCAAGTACAGGTACAGGCATTGCTTGGGTCAATCCAACAACGGCTAGTGCAGTAGTTTATTATAAATCCAGTGATCAAAATATTAATCCAAGTGGTGATGTTAGTATGCCTGCAAGTGCTACAATAACTGTTGGTAGTAATTTTGGTTCTATGGCAGCAAATGGCAGTGGAATTTTTACTTTCAGTGTAACAGGATCATATCAAGTAACTATTAATTATAGTATAACAGATATAAATGGTGGTGCTGCATATCCTACAGTTGACTTTTGGGTCAAAAAGAATAATACAGATACTATCAAGTATTGTCAAATTTTAACTAACGGATCTAGAAGAGGAATTGTAACTGAAGTTATAGAGTTTTCAGCCAACGATACATTAATTTGGTATGCAAATAGTGCAATGAGAATTAACGGTGGAAATCCAAGTGCTACTGGCAGCAGATTGACCATTCTTCGATTAGGATAGGCTTGACAATTTAAAAAATTCCTGTATTATACTAGCATAGATAACTATAACTATGCTAGAACTAGGAATGTACTGCCTATGTTATGTAGGTAAAGAACCAAAGAAAAATCAATTTAGCCAACGTAATATTATGTGTGGCTCAGTTAATTATAATCAATTTGATGTTTTAGAGATGCAACGTCGTGGTTTTCTTATGGACCATGTAGGCGAAAATATAAGTCATATGAATAATGACTTTGGTAGTCTCACTGGAATATATTGGGTTTGGAAAAACGCACAACACGAATATAAGGGAACAAACACATATAGAATTTATTGGGATGAAGAGTTCGATCTTAGACCAAATAGAATATATATTCCCAAGCCAAAAGATATTGTGACTGCTATAAAAGGTTATGCACCACACGTTAATAGTGTATATGATCATTTTAGTCATTGTCATAATAACTTAGGTTGGCAGTTGTTATATGGATTAGCTGGGGATCGTCGTATTCCTATCACAGTAGATATGATAGATCAGCTAAGAACCTACAAATATTTGATACCATTTCATATGTTTACTGCCGATCGTGTGACATTTGATCGTATTTGTGAAATACTATTTCAAATATTATTTGAGTTTCATTCAAACTACGCAAACTTTCTACCAGAAATATATAGAAGAAATCAACAGGTTAGATTTTATGATTTTTTTGGTGAACGTATTTTGCATCTTATACTAACTAATAATTATCATTTTTTAGGCAACGTAGATATAGCACATTTAAATATATTGGATATAGACCATCATGCTTGAAACTAATCATACACAACCGCATTTATTAAAATATATAGAAGATCCATCAGACCCAGAATTGAATTTTATGATGGCTTTGGAATATGATGGATTGGGGCAACATGCTAGTGCAATAAGTTATTATTTAAGAACTGCTGAAAGAGCTAATGATGACTTATTAAAATACGAAGCGTTAATAAGAGCTAGCATTTGTTTTGAAAGACAGGGTAGTAGAAACTTTACTGTAAAAGGACTATTACAACACGCAGTGTCTATATTGCCACATCGCCCAGAAGCTTATTATCATCTAAGTCGATTTTATGAACATAAGCAAGATGATGGTCATTGGAATGACACTTATATGATTGCTACTATTGGTGAAAGTGTAGCAGATAATATTAACCATGGTCTTAGAACTGATTTAAGTTATATAGGTAAAGATCATTTAAAATTTCAAAAAGCATTAAGTGGTTGGAATTGTGGACTGTGTGACGAAAGTAGATCTATATTTAAAGAATTAATGCGTAGTCAACAGCTTCCAGAAGATTACAAAAAGATTGTATACAATAATCTTAAATTTATGAGTGGTTATGTTGAAATACCATTTGATGCTTACGATAATACCAAATATTCTAAATTAAGATACAAGTTTCCAGGTGCTGAAACTATTGAAACAAATTATAGTGAAGCATATCAAGATATGTTTGTACTTACTATGCTTAAAGGTAAGAGAGAAGGTACATTTATCGAGGTAGGTGCTGGTAGGCCTTTCTATGGAAATAACACAGCTCTATTAGAAAAACAGTTTGGGTGGAGAGGCATTAGTATTGATATTGATGATCGGCAGGTCAGTGTAGAAAGAAAAACGCCATTTCTAATTAAAAATGCATTAGAAATTGATTATAGTAAGATTATTAGAGAATTAAACTTGGGCCCAGTAGTTGATTACTTACAACTTGACTGTGATCCACCAGAAATAACATTTGAAATTTTAAAACGTATTCCATTTGATGAATACAAATTCAAAGTAATTACCTACGAACACGATTACTATAACACTGATAAAAAAGAACTTCGTGAGGAGTCACGTAGGTATTTAGAATCAAAAGGTTATGAATTAGTAGTGAATGATATAGCACCAGATGAATGGCGCAATTATGAAGATTGGTATGTATATCCAGATTATATTGATAGAGATATACTAGTAATAATGAAAGATCGCCGTGACATAGTTAAGAAGGGCGAAGATTATATTTTATCAGGGAAGTAATTTATGATTCCAGTAGTAGGTACTTGTGTAGTTTTTACTACACATTGGGTTGAACGTTTATTAGCCAGTGTGGATTATCCTGTGGATAATTTTTTCATTATTAACAATAATGGCCGTGGTGAAATTACAGAAAATTTGGACGCATTGGCTAAAATTAAACGTCGTTATATTAATAAGGTGCATGTGGTCCATATGCCTTGTAATTTAGGAGTTCCAGCAAGTTGGAATCTAATAATTAAAAGTTATATGATGGCACCGTACTGGGTCATTGTAAATGATGATGTGGCATTTGGTCCTGGATTATTAAAAGAGTTGTATGATACTGTAACAGAAGATCCAGAAATTGGAATTGTACACGCCTGTCAAGGTGATTTTAATGTAGGCAGTTGGGATTTATTTTGTCTAAGAGATCATACAGTGGCCAAGTTTGGACTGTTTGATGAAAATATGTATCCTGCTTACAGTGAAGATGATGACTATATTATGCGTATGATGCATGCCGGAGTAAAGAAAAAATTGGGATTGACCAAAAACTATTTACACGGTCATGGTGATAAGACAGAGTATCATTTTCACGGCGGTAATACACGTAGACACGATCCAGAAGTTATGCAAAAATTAGATGCAGCTAGGGAACTTAATATCGATTATCTTACAGCCAAATGGGATCAACATTGGCGAACTTGTTGGCCTACCCATGAACCATGGCAAGGTCAGCCCCATCATTTAACAGAGCAAAGATTTGATTTAGAATTTTTACGTAAAAAGTATGTAGGGTTTTAAAAAAAGTTCATTATTTCAAAAACAATATGTAGTTTTTGTCTAATCAGTTTGTTGCTCAAACTATTTTTTAATCCTTGGTGTAATGGCTTAGGTGCAAAGTCAATGTTAGTCCAACTATACCCACAATGCTCTTTGCTTAATGTAGGCATAAATTCATTTTTAACTACACATAGATAAGTGTGAAAATTAAACACATTATCGTTACTAACAAATGTTTCTAAAGGAATACTTTTGATTATTTCAGGATCAAATCCAATTTCTTCTTTAATTTCTCTGTTCAGTCCTTGCCAAGGGTTTTCGCTTTCTTGAGTAGTGCCCCCAACTAAGCTCCAAGTTCCTTGATGCTTACCCGAGGCTTTTTGTAGTAATAAAATTCTTTTAGTTGATTTGGCATAAAATAACGCACCACTACAAACAATTTGATCTTTCATAAAATTAAACGCCATTCTCCACTACGATATTCACCTTCAAAACTTTTAACCCAAGTTAGTCCGTCCCATTTATATTGAACATTGCTGTGAATATTAGTAAGGTATTTAATAGTATCTTTATTGGTAGTACTGTCAAATATAACTTCCCATTTGAATCCAGTCCATTCTATAATATCATTGGCATTGGCTACTAGATCACTGCCATCTAAATTTTTCCAAGCATCAGGGCCATCTTCATTGACATATAAGATATATGTAATGATATCATCCACGTCAGCATCATTAATTAATCTAATAACTAACTTGTCACCTATGTTTTTGGATTCAAATGGGACAGCTTTATCATTTACAAAGACTTCAACATCTCTTACTTGTGCAAAATCTATTGTGGTATCTATTCGATTACTGGCGACTTCTGCAATCAAAGTTTCTCTATGGCCACCGCCTATACAATCCACCAACAAATATCTTGTGCCTATGGTAGGAGCAGGTAATCCGCTATTAGGACCTTTAGTAGTAGGATCTATAATAGCATCAAATGTTCCTGAACTCGATGTTCTATAACCACTATTAATATCAATATTACTAGGATATGTATCTGGGTCCCAATTAATATTCAATATGTTGTTGTCTAAAGGATTAACTGCTATTGTGCCTATAACTTCAAAACCTGATGGTTGGGTTACAAAGATTTTACTCTCTCCTGCTGTATAAGCACCCGGGTATTTGTCAAGTATTTTATTCCAATTTACTGGATTTAGAGTTTCCAACTCAGTATCTCTAATTTTAGAATTTAGGTGCCCTTTTTCAGTAGGACTAAAAATTTTAGCCTGTCCACCGTAAACTATTAGATCATATTCAATAATTTCTATTTTAACTGGAACTGGTACATCTTGGTCGTAAGTCGGACTACCATCACTAGGATCCTGTCCAAATCCTTCTAGGTAACCATCAGCAGGTTCGCCTATATTATTATACATACTCATAATAATACTGGAAACAATCCCCAATTTTTTAACTTTGCTAGGTGGACTAATCCAAATAGGCATACTAAAGGTCATTGTGGCAATATCAATAGGACTATCCTGTCCTACAGGAATTTGACGACTACTAAATGATACATCATCAAGATATACTACACTAAGACTGGTCCAATCGATATAATTATCTGTAGTCTGTATTTCCAAACTAGGATTGAATAACATTAAAATTTGTTCTAATATTTGTAATTTTTGATCAGTATTACTGGCCCAAATATCTGCTTTAACTGTGAGTTTATATGGGCTTGGCATTAGTCTTTCTACGGTATAGTTAGAACCTTGTGTATTAGTATATTTTCCATCTTCTATAGCTCGTTCTCTAATATGTATTTTGCCCACATAAGTTGGGTCTGCTAGTCGTTCTTTATCCATTTCTAAACCACTAATATAGACTGCTATTCGTGGTGCACCATTAATTTTATTTTCACTATTTTGTTTAATTAGGTTAGCGACCTGACGATCCATGTCACCATACATCACAGGGACCTGTACTAGTCTACCGTCACCATATTTTACAACAAACTTACTTAAAAGACGTATAGTTTGTACAAGATACCGTTTTATCTGTCCGTCATAAAAATGTTGCATTATAAATCTGCCTTAGGTCTAAGAACTTTGCTAAGTGCCTGTCTTTCTGGCACACTTTCTCCGTTAATAATATTAATGTTGGTATTATTAATAAAGCCTGTTTTTTGTGTTGTTCTAATCACACGCCAAAAAGTTGGATGGTCAATTGGATTTTTATCAAGACTAGGTACTACTGCTATGTATTGTACAGTTCCATAATTAATTAAATCATTCACTGCATATGATACTGTAGAATCAAATTCACCTCTAGGATTGGCAACGTTGCCATCGTTATTAGTAAATGTATGTCTTATGGCATCTTCAACTTTGAGCCATCGTTTACCGTCATATCTAAATAATCTATTAGGAGAAAAATCAATTCTTAAAAAATAATCATTTAAGTAAGGATCAGCAGGAAATGTTATACCATGACCAAAATCATATCCATTAGGTGGAAATCCATCACCTAATAGATATCCACTATAACCACTTCTAACAGCACGACCACGCATTCTACTAGTGTCAAGCCCCATACTGCTAGCATCAGGTGGGATGGTATTATCATCTGCTGTTTGTAATATGGGGTAGCCAGTTTTAGGATCTACGGCTAATGTATAAAATTGTCTAGTTTCAAAACCATTTTTAGGAGCATCGGCTTCTGCTTGATTAATTATGG